TTGCCATAATTTATCTCCTAATTACTGAGGCGGCGACTGAATCGGTATACGGATAGTACCATCTGTATAATCGTCTCGTCTTCGTCTCCCAATTTGCATTGCTGCAAACTTTTGTAGTTCTTGTTTATACTTTTGTTCGTATAATGTCAACATGTCTGCTGGCCCTTTTAAATAAGAATATGCCTCTGACAAACAACAGTATAAAAGGCCTTGAGGGAAATATTTACTAATATATGTCCCTGAAGTATCGCTCTCTAAGCTTGGTGGAATNTTGTTCCAATGAATAATATATTTGTAATTAGCGTCTGGTGTAGGGGCTAAATAAATAGCTCCAGAAGTAGTNGATCCTGTTCCAGTTGCTCCTCCAAACATAGANTAATATTTAGGNAANCCAGTAGTATCTTGACCACTTTGACTACCTTCGTCACCTGTTAACTCTCCTACATATTCTTGTATAAAAGTCTGATCTCGTCTTTCCAAGTAAACTCCTTGTCCAGTACTAGCAGTAGTCGAATCAAATACTTGAACAGCTCTTACAAATAAACATCCTGCAGGAACATTTATACTATTATAATCTGTTGCTAATTGAGCTTCTGATTGAACTCTGTCTGAATCCATAGGAAGATCATAAGCAATTCTATATTCTGCATTTTCTATAAATCTATTTAATACAGCAGCAGTAAAAACGTTACTGTCTACTTCAGTGTAGTTTCTAATATCTGTTTGTAAATTTGATAAAGTATATCCAGCCATAATTAACCTCTATCATTAACGGGTCCAATTGTACAATTAAAACCGCCTCCTGTTGCTGTGCTACTTGCTGCTGAAACTAATGGCACTGTTAATGAGTTATAATGTGTTTCTGTTTGTGATGCTTTAGGACCAACTATAACAGTTGTTCCAATAGCTGTTGCAAGGTATGAGCCATAAACTTTAGCACCACTAGAATGAGTTCCTGCACTTGTACTAGTAGGAGTAACTCCTCTGTATGGAGCTGAAGATCCACGCGTACATCCTGTTAATGTATGAGTGCTTCTTCCAGTATATTTAATAGTTTCATTTTCATAAGCTCCTGTTTCACTATTTACTTTTTCAATAACAATATATCCTGCTGTTGGAAAAGCTGATCCATCAGTTAAAACAATAGATGTAGCTGAATCAGTCAAATTCCCATTTAATGTTGTAGATAATTCTAAAGTTGTAATTGCAACTCCGCCAACTGGTTGTTTGACATCACTAAATCTTACGTACGTAGTTCCTTGATTAAAAGCATTATTTGGAAAAGAAATACTTAAAGTAGTATTGGAAGCCGTTGTAAATGGATTTTCAGGTAAAATATTTTGAACTGGAAATTCCACTCTAGCTGGTTTTGCATGTTGCAAAGCTTGTGGATCAGCGCCCACGGGCCTTGGATCTATTTGTGGTTGTTTAGGTTCATATTCAGATGTATGAACCCACAGACCATTCCATTCTTGTACCATTTCTCTGTATGGAAATGCCGCACCAGAACGGTCAGAAATCATTAATGCATTAGTACCTTTTGCAAATCTTGCCATTATATATTTGGATAATAAGTCTTAGGCGTTATATACGCACTAGCTGATGATCCATCCTCCTGTAATGCTCTAGCTAATTCATCCTCATATAATAATTTCATTTCTTGAACTCTTTGAGGTGCATATTTTTGAGCTAGATAATAAGTTAAACCTGAAATCATTGCAGGTATAAATCTGTATGGAGCATCTGATGCATTAGTATAAGCTCCTGCATCTTGAATTCTTTTTACATAATAAATATTTATATAATTACTTGCTTGAGTAGAACCAGGAGTTGGGTAAATTGTAACTGTAGTTTTATCTATAAATCTTTGAACCCAAAATTGACTTGGAGTTCCTTTAACTAATTTATTTGAAAAAGCAGCGTAAGTATCTCTACTAACTTTTGTTAAAGGTAAATCAGTTTGATCAGTTGTCTTATAATCCGTTCGGTAAGAAGCCGACATAATATCACTTATACCATATACTCCATTCACAGGAGCAGTTGTGTGACTTGTTCCATCTGAACTGTTTCTAAAAAATGTGTAGGTTTGAGAACCCTCAGTTAAATCAATATTTGTATCACCCACTTCCCAAAAATGAAGTCCTCTATTTCCCCATTCTTGAAAAAGAATATTTAAAGATCTTCTAGCACTTTTAATTTGATGACCGGCAGTACCAACTAGNCCAAGTCTTTCATAAGACTCGGCAATGATATCATCAATTGCCAGGTTCTGATCAAATCCGTAAGCACCCGATGTTGTGTTCGCCATTTAATCTCCTATCCAGCATAGAAGACTAATATTTGAATAAAGTCACCTATATCGTAGGTTACATACAATCCATTAACTAGTCTGGCTCCTGTGCCATAAGCTGAAACTTGACCATTGTTTCCTCCAGCAGTTCCACTTGATTTATCTGTAGCAATTACAGTTCCTGCAGTTCCACCAGTTCTAAAACTACATGTTCCAGCGGCTGCACCAGATGTAGTTCTAAAGCTACCAAATACTCCACCACCACCAATTTTTGCTCCAGCTACACCACCAAAACCAATTGTTATGTTAGCTGCAGGTTGTGCACTCATTTCAACTGCACTTACAGTTAAAAATATTTTAGTACCAGCTACTGTTGTAGCAGATCCCGCTAAAGTTAGTACTTCAGATTGAGAAGCTCCATCTACATCAGTTCCAGTAATAGTAGCTGTTTTTCCACCATCACCTGTACCTGTAGTAGTTACAGTTACATTTCTTCCACCATCATTATGACTAGATGATAGAGATGTTTGTGCCATAGTCGCAGATGTATTTGGTCTTGCTGCAGTTACAAAGTAATCAGTGTCAGCTGCTACTTCGTCACTTACATATACCCACTTCATTAAAGTTATTGACATAATTTTCTCCTTAATAGTGAGCTCCCAAAGGAGCTCACATTATTTTAGTTAGCTATTAGCTCCAAGCCGCTGCGCCTGTATCAAACGTAGGTCCTGTTGCTAAATCGTGAGCAAAATTCCAAATGCCTTTTTCAAAACAAGTGAAATACAAATAACAACCATGAGTTATACTATTTGTAGCTGCATTAGCAGGTGTGTACGTCAANACAGTTTCATNNGCNANAGATGTATCTATAGTTGAAGCAGCACCAGCAGTTCTGCTCTCTACTTTTGAACCAGTTCTGTAAACATCATTACCCGCACAAGTAAACTTAAGTGTTGCTACTCCGCCTGCTGTTTCATCTGATTGATAATGAACTACTACAGTTCCAACTGTTGCTGCCGGTAATGTTACCGCTTGTGCAGCACCGCCTGTGTAGTTGTTAACCGTGATTACATTAGCTGCATAAGTTAATGTTGCGTTAGTTGCTACTATTGTTGCAGTTAAGCTAGTTAAATCAGGTTTAGTTCCTAAAAATCTTGAAGTTATAACTCCTGTACTAGCTGCTTTATTGATCTGTTGAAATCCTTTTTCGGATCTAACTGGACCATTAAACGTTGTGTTTGCCATAATATTCCTCCTAGAATATCTTAAATGTAGTCCCCAGGGGCATGTCGACTATACGCGTCTACATTTAATAATTAATGTTAATTGTATAGTGATTTTTTTATATAGTAGTTTTAAGTAGAGTGCAAGCGATTGCGTAGTGAATGTACGTATTTCAACGATGTGACTTTTATTTAAGTAGCCACAGAAACTTGAGCGGCAGCTCTATCAATTGCATTTTCTCTATCTGCAATTTTAGCTTCCTCGAGTTTGATGTCAGTAATGATTTCTCTAATTTTGTCATCAATCCTGACCATATCCAGAGTATATCTACCTTCTTGCTCATACTCCAGTTGCCACCTCAACTCCAAGGACCTTTTGTGTTTGTACAGGTCTTGTACCATCAACAACCTCCTCATAGGTTATTCTGTTTATCTTGGGATCATTCATTTCTCCAAGATACTCCCATTTTATACTCTTATCTCCCAGTTTGTCAACTATTGAATTTTCAATAGATTCAACACTGTCTTTAGCCAGAACTTCAAATTCTGTGCCATATTGATATGCATGTATTTTTACTTAGGAATTTCCTCATATTCTCACCGTATTTGTAAAATGTGGCGGAAGTGTGTTCCGCCACATAATTAGTTTAGATTACGCACCTTCAACGCCGAAGATACCTCTATAGTCAGATGCGCCAAAAGCGTATCTTTCTCTAGCTTTGTATCTTACGTTACCAGTATCAAAGTCTCCTTCCATTGAAGTTGTCAATGGAGTTCTTGANAACATTTTCATACCGTTAGGAACGTCCGTGATAAATGTAAAATGAATCAGCATACAGTTAAAAAGTTATTAACTCTGTAACCTTGTGGGATCATTCCCATNCTGTTGATTGCATTGATGTCATTATCAGCAGTTTGAGTTCTACCTTGAGATTTCATCAATCTCTCAGCGTTGAACTGATTCGCAGAAGGAATTATCATTTTAACTCCTTTTGCTGCGATTCTTAAACCTCTTTCATCAGTCATAGCAGCGATATCAATTAATCCCTGTTCTAATGAAGTTTCGTTTAAGTCTGCTTGAACTGCTAAAGTGTTGCTTACTGTACCTGCGATCGTTGAGTGATCAGTTGCAAGTAA